ACATACTTCAACCTTTTTATGCGGTAATGCTTTCTTAAATAAATCTTTGCAGAACTTACAAGGAACAATTATGGAATACGCTTTCTCACATCCTTCAATATATGACTTTGGAAGAGTATCAAATTCCCACATCGTATTATGCGATAAAAACCCTTCAGCTATTAACGTTCCTGTTGTTGTTAACGTCCCTATCAATTCTTGATTTTCTATTGGGATTATTTCAATTATCTCTCCTTCATTTTGCATTCTATGCGACCACGTCCTTTGCCCTTCCCATAAATATTTTACTTTTTCTAATAATCTCTTTGGTCTTATCATCCCTACAAATTTTAATCCTTGATGTATTTGAACCGAATAACAAGAACTATTTGGATATTTTTTATTTTTATTTCTACTCTTATTGTATGTAAATCCAAATTTTTCAATTAAAGAACAAGCGTAATCAAGAACATTTCCTTCGTTCTGTGCAAAACCTAAAGCATTTCCATTTCCACAATTTCCTATATACCCTTCTCCATCGAGAAATCCAGACATCCAACCTGCTTCATAACTTTTTAATTCTTCCCATACAGGAAAAGTCTTAACTATCTTATCTCCTGCCCTTAAATCTTCTGTCGCAGACCAAACCCTTGTTCCTTTATTCTTATTTCCTCTCTTGATAACCCATTTATGATTCGGACTTGCAATCAAATCGCCTTCAGTTGTTCTTATTTTATATGCTTTACCTATAAAATTGCTTGTTCCTCTAACTATCGTTCTATGATATTTATTGTTTTTCCCGAGATTCTCATCAAATCCAACAAGCTCATCGCCAATCTTTACATCTTTTATTTTAACCCATCGCATATCAGACGTAAGAACTCTTGTTTCTGGAGAAAGACAAAATAAAATATTTTTCTTGCCCTCAATAGGCCTAAACCAATCCGCAGAAACTATGTGTAAAGCAATCTCAGAAGTATCATCGAAATCAATATACGGTTCACAATATTTCTTCATCATCATATTGTGCGTTCCGTATCCTAACGCATTTGATACTTTATCATCTTTGTCCGCAACAACCCAATGTATTTTCAGCTTTTCCATTTTTAGTTATAATTCCTTTCCTTATTTCAGACGCTTCTCTCTCGCAAATAGGACACAATATTTTTATGCTCGGGATTGCCTTAAATGTTTTATGGCATTTGTAACAATGATAATCTGACATCCTTAAATTAAACATTTTGCGTTCTCCACTTTGACTTTATCTTTATTGCAACCAGCACATTTATTGTAATCCTCGCAGTATTCCCACGAAGGAAGTAACTTAAACTTATTATCAAGAATGTTTCCAACCGCAGGACGTTCTTTTATCTTGTCATTTATACAGCGATAAGCGTCTCCATTAGGAAATACGGTTAAATGGTCTATCCCCGCACTACAATTAACAGGTCTTACTTCATCAATAAATGCGTTCATTCTGTCCGCCCCTGTAAACATTTGGACAAACTTTTTCTCTTGCTCATTCATTTCAAACGGCTTATATGGTGTTTGGCTATACGGGTCAATATGAACATTTATTCCGATATTATTGAAATGAGATTTTAAATACGGAATCATAAACATCTGCTCGGGATATGCAACAATATTAACCGTGATATTAAATCCCCTTCTCGCTAATAACATCGCCTTTCCTGTGAAGTGCATTATGTTAAGACTTTGCGTAGGGTGGAATGAAAGCGTCATTGAGAAAACTTTTTCTGGGCTTACCTTCTGCACAAACTCCGTTAAATCTTGTTTGATATTCGTTGTTATAGCTATCCTTCCAGACATCTTGTTTATCATCTCAATAAAATTTGGCTGAAGGAATGGCTCTCCGCCCGTAATATCTATCACGTCAAAGTTAAGTCTATTCCAAGCATCAGCCCATTTCATAGCGTCAATGAAAGGTTCTGGCTTGAACTCTCCACGCTCTTGCCGTTGTCGTTCCCAGCAGTAAGGACAATTCATATTACAATTCATCGTGATAAACCAAACGGCACTCTTCATAATTAACCCTTTCTTGATTTGATAAACACTCTATCGCTATTATATTCTTTTACAGCTTCAATAATAAATCCGTTATTTATTAAATCGTTTTTAAGATATTCTACCGTCGGGACGAAATAATTGCTTCTGTCATTGTGATATACTTTGTTTTCCCCGTAATGCTCGCACTCTCTTCCAACCGCTGATTCAAGATATAATACACCATCTTTATTTAATAGACTATTTATCTTCGGAAGACTTAAAGCATAATCTTTTAGATGATAATATACACCAAGAAATAATACTACATCGAACATACCTTTAACGTCAAAGAAATTTCCTTTTATAAATGTGGCTTCTAATCCAAGAACGCTTTTAATGAAATTCGCTTGCTCAATAGCTCTTTGGAATGAGAATGTCGTTGCTTCAGGTTGCTCTATATCTATTCCTAACACATCAGCCCCCATCTCAGCAAACTTAAA